GCCTTGGTAGAGCTCAAACGGGTTACTACATGAGCACCCTTGGGCAACATACCAGTCGACTTGATTGGGTTGAGATCGTTGTCAGCTGTGCCAGAACGGAGTACCGACTTGAGGATAACCTCAGCTTGGAACTCGAGTGCTGGAGGCACAATCAATTGCTCAGCCTTCAAGCGGATACGCTTACCATTGTTGTCAATAGCGTTGCGGATCTGGATGAGAGCTTGCTCAACTGAAGTTTGTGACAAAGCAGAAGGAGTTGCTAATTGGTTGCTGTATGTCAAACCATTGGCTACAGGGTGAGCTGTGTTTACCAATGTTACGCCGTCACCGCCAACATAGCCAGCTGTGAATGCGAAGTTTAACAAGTTAGCGCACAATGTCTCTTTGGTTTCAATCATCGATTGAGCCAAGTGCTTAGCGAATGTGCTGCCGATACGAATGTGATCGCCGTCTTCCATCAACACTTTGGTTAAAGCATATGCCAAACCATAGATTTGATAGATGAAACGTGTGATGTACAGAGTACCGCCCTGATCATAGCTGACAGGGGTTCCGTCAGGCATAGCAGGAGCTGCATTCATACCGAAGAGCATTACTTCTTCGTGATAGTTACGTGGAATACCTTGGATTTGTTGTACAAAACCTTTCCACTCGTCGTCGCGTTGTTCATAAACGCCATCAAAGACTTCGTTGATAATCGGTTCGACTACCGCACGAAAGTCTGTACTACGCATTGGGGTTGCCATTGCTTATTCCTTTCTTTCGTTAATTAGATCGAGACCTTAGGCGCAACAAAGCTATTGTTGGCGATCTTGACTTGAACAATCGTGTAGGCATCGCCCCACTGGTTAGTTTCACCAGGAGGATATGCAACTTCACGGCCTAAACCTACTACGCGAACTTGACCTTGTGAGCCGTTAGCAACTGCAGTAGATGCTAAAGCGCATGTGGAGAAGCCAGCGCCACCGTTACCGATAGCAAAACCATCGGCTGTTGTGTAGCCAGTAGCAGCAGAGAAATTGTACTGTTGGCCGATAGAACCGGTACCAGCAGAACCATTTACTTGAGCTTCGTATACCAACTCAGGATCAGAGAAGATCCAGAATACGATATCGGTAGAAGCGTCCAAAGTGGCTTTAGAAGCCCACTTAGCTACAGAGCGGCGACCTTGGGAGTCGGTAAACTCTACACCATCGAATACGCCAAACACGGGAGTCGTGTCAGCGGCGGCAATGGTCAATTGGTTAGAAGCTGTCAACGCTACGGGTTGATACTGGTAAAATGCTTGACCAGCGCTCAACGAGTAGGGAGCTGTATACGTTGTTCCAGCGATATAGGTGTTGGTGCCGACAAAAGGAGTGGCACGGTCTAAACCGCTTGGATGGTATGCAGGCTTCAGACCAAAGGGTTTAAATGTTGTTGCCATTTATGTTTCCTTTGTTTTGAAGAATGTTAAGAGAAACGAATGTTTTTATTATTCGCTTTTGCGGCCTCTTTTTCCATTTCCAAAATACCGCCTTCAAGAATCGAACGACCACCTTTTCCATCCTGAGCAGTGCTCCGAACGTTTGCGGTGATATTACGCTGGTGCTCTAAAGGATCCTCTAAATGGAGCATGCGCATAACTTCTTGATAGATTTCTTCTGGTAATTTAAAGAGTACCATTTCGTTACAACTAACACAGCCTTCAAACTTGCCCGAACTCATCTTGCCTAGTTGTTCAAAGCCTTTTCCTAATTCACTAGCTTTAACTGGCTCATAGCCCAATGCCATACGTTTGTCGATACTGTCGTAAGTATTGGTTGTTGATAACCAACACAGGTGAAATCCGGGAATAGCATCATTCGGGATTTCTGGCAGCGCACTATTCTGCCACCTGTCTCTAAACGCATCAAGGCGTTCACGACGTGCTTTTTCATCTGGATCGGTAACTGCCATCCGATCTTTAACCTCTTCGACTCGATCTAATAAACGATCATCTAAGTCGCGTTTAATTCTTGTATTTGCCATTTCATTTATCCTTTATTTGCACGATCATAAGCAGCGTAGGCTTTGATCATCTTGTTACGTTTATTAACATCGTCCCACGCGCCTGCGTCTTTGATCGCCTGAACACGATCAGGACTTAATCTGAACGATCCAGGTTTTGCGCTGCTTGTGTTTGCTACTCGGCTGGAGGCTGTTGGGCCTGCGCGGCGAGTAGATGCGCCACCTTTCGCTGTATAGCGGTGTGGCAGACGTGCCGATAAACGATTATCTAACTCTTCCCAATACTCTGGGTCGGCTGGATCCCATCCATCCTGAGCTAGTTCTTGGTCGATTACTTTGGCAATTCTACTATCTGTGTCTCGAGCTTGCGGGTCAAACCAAGAGTTTTTCTGTAACCAACGTGTTGCGTTACGAGATACGTCTTCCGACATTGGGGTCGGTACGTTTTGCTTGGGTGCCTTAGCAGCTTCGAGTTGTTGTTTTTTGTATGCTTGAGCTTGAGCCAGGCGCTGTTTTGCTTCGGTCAATTGCTCTAAATATTCTACTTGAGCGTTTGCGTCATTCTCTTGTGCCGCTTGCAACATTTTCATTTTAGCGTATTCGACGCGTGTTGCTTCGTCTTCAATCGCTTTGTCAATCTGTGCAAACTGGTACGATGCTGCAGCGTTTTCTACTTTCGCTAAACGCTCAGCCAATTCTGCATTACGACGCTCAAGCGCACTAATCTTGTTACGCGCAGTGATATCTTTTTGCTTGGCCAGTTCTTTCTTTAGCCGACGCTCTTCTCTGCGTGCTTGGCGAATCTTTTCGCGCTCGTCATCTGCTTCTTCAGGATCTTCTTCTGCCTCGCCCGCTTGGACTTCTTCAGCAGCCTCTTCATCCTGCTCGTCGTCTTCTACTTCGTCAACGACTTCATCTTTTGGTTTTTCTTCATCAGCAAAATGATCAACATGATCATCAATCTTGGCTAAAACCGAGCCATCTTCTTGTTCCTTGATCGGAACATCCTTTTCATTATCTGCCATACTTTTCTTTCAAAAGTTAATCTACAAACGCTTTCATTCTCTGTGCATACTCAAACGACTTGATGCGAGAAATGATTTCACGTGCCTGGATTGTGATAAACACCACTGGGGCGCCTTCGTCGTCCGGGTTTACAACAAAACGATCGCCACCATACTTGATGGTGCGAACCAAATCGCCAACTTGACACCAAGGTCCTTCAATCCAAGGCTCTAGTGTGTCTGGTGATTTGTAAGCTAAAGGGCCAATCTGGCGCACTTTGGCTACGGTCTCATTGAAACGTAACGTTTGCCGGGTTTCATCTACGAGAATGATTCCACCCTTACTCTTTGCCTTCTCACGTCGTAGTTGAACTAAAACGCGGTCTCCGGCCACTTCAATTCCCGGATCGATGTCAGGGAAACACTCTTCCTCTGAGCGAAGATCTGGGTCTTCTTTTTGCGATACATCAAATGCCATTCGGCAGTCCTTTCTTGAATCTTACGATTCCTCTTCGTCTTCTGATAAAATTTCGTTAATTATTTCTAAAGTTAGTGTTAATCCTTCGTGTCTACCAACTAAACGTTGATAATCTTCGAAAGAATTAACATTAAAACCTGCAGTTATTGACTCTGCGATTGATTTTTGCTCAGTCTTTACACGACCGATAATTTCAGAAATAAAGTCCTTCATACTCTCACTAATGCAAGGGTACGAAGAAATCCGCCCTAAATATTAATATTTTGGACCGAATTGATCTTTTACGTTGCTGTAAGGGCCAATTTTACCAGCGTTCTTCATTTTGCCCTGTGCTGCGCCTTTTTTCCAGTTGTTGTCGCGGTGTGAGCCGGAAGCACCTGGATCGATGTCCTTCTCTGGGCCGCCGCCGCTGGATAATTTACCAGTCTCCTGGTAGGTTTGACGAAAGCCTTTTAAATTTTCGGCCATATTATGCTCCTGTGGTGGGTTTTGGTTGTAACGCGGCCTGGACCGCCTGTTTTGCTAATTCAGCGTCAGTCATAAACTGCTGTTTTTCGATTTCTATACCATGCTGACGAATATCTTTTTCCGCTTCGTTGACTGCCTGAATACCTAACATGGCCTGCTCTTGAGCCAACGCCATTTCTTGCTGGGAGAGACCGGCTTGCGCCTGCATCGCGGCTACGCGCTCGCGTGACGAGTTATTCATGCTGTTAATCGCGATATTGGTGGAGTTTTTCTGATTATCCAGTTGAGTCTGAACTTCGTACTTACTCTGTAATTCCAATACTTTGCGCTGTAACTCGGCGATCTTAATCTCGTAGTCTTGTTGGGTCTTAGCTTGGTCCATCTGCATACGCATCTGAGCTTCTTGCTGTTTGCGCTGAGTTTCTGCAAGCTGAGTCTTGAGCAATACCTGAGCAGTCGGATCTTGAGAAGCAATCTTCTCCATCTGCGCCTGTTGTGCTTGTTGTACTTGCTGCGCGAGTTGTTGAATCTGCTGTACATAAGGCTGCAGTGTCATGTTCGCGTCTTCGCCAACCATCTGTGATGCCAGGGCCAAGGCTTGCTGTGACTCCAGGGTCAATGGTTTCTCTTGGTGTAGCTCTAACTCATCGCGACCACCAGAAGCCTGCGCTACGTACGCGCGCATGGACTGTAGATAGTGCAAGGTTAAGTGTTGTTTGATGTGCTCAAGTGCCAATGGCGCGTACGATGGCCCAATCACTGGGTTGCCGCCGTAGGCTGGGTTCATTGCGTACTCAAGGTGGATCTTAATGTGGCTGATGTGGTCCTGATCCGGGTATGCTGCCGCTGCTCGACCCATAGTCATCGAGACGTTCTCCAACGCTGGGTTGGATTCTTTTGCACCCATCGGATTAGGCAGAATCTCATCCACCGAAGGCACCTTGAGTTGCTTCAAAACCCTGCGGTACACCGCGCGGACATCGAACATGCCGGGCGGCGCAGAGGTTGCCATTTGCAACAGAGCTTGGTTCTGCGCGAGACGTTGTGTCTCGGAGAAAATATTGGGATCGGATACTGGACGTACGTCGCTGTTGTATGCAAAGTCACGTACTTGAATCTCAGTACCAGACTGGTTGTCCATTTCATCTAAATACCAATGATTTAGACGAGAGATAATTGCCAGTGATTTAGTTTGACTGCGGTGTAGGCGTGCGTGAATGCTGGAGAATACTTTAGCGCCTTGCTCGATCAGAGCCTGGGCCGTACCAACCGGCATGTTGTTGTTTGCGTCGCCAATCTTTTCTTCTGCTGTGGTTACCACGCCTTTTGCTGCGTCAGTCAACCATCCTAGCAATTGATACAATACGTTTGATGGTGGATTGAATGGCATTGCCATTGCAATCTTACGAACATCGTCTACTCCAGGTGCGCCCTCGATCTCGACGACTTGCGTAGGCTCAATCCGATCGCTCTGGCCACCGATTCGTCCGCCTTTGAGTTTAAGTAGCGTCTGGCTGTTGTTAATGTGCGCAGCATCCAAGAGAGCACGTAAAGCACCGGTGAGAGCAGCACTAAGCCCGCCAATAAGATGGGGTAGACCAATAGCATAAGCGCCACGCCAAGGAATAAACTTGAACTCGACATACCAGTCGAGCTTCTCCAATTTATCATCGTTTGCCTCCCAGTTACGGTAGAGGGCCAATACCTTGCCGCTTGACTCATCAATCGTCAAGATATAAGGTGCGCGCTTTCCGTCTGTTTCTGGATCTTCTTCTAATCGAATAAAACATGTTATCTCGTAAACTCTGCGTAAACCGTCAATGTTTTTAGATGGTTCT